CGACATCTATTTTGCAAAACCTGTTACAAGGCATGATGGTTTATCAGACAGTGCTGAGTGGACAAGGGCTACTGCTGGTTGGTTTTCCAATAATGGGGAATGGCAAAAATTCTGGCCTTCTGTGGAGAACGCTGCAAAGAAGTTTTACAAGTTTGATTGGTCTTCCGCAGGTTTTACAGAAAGGGTTGATGTACTAAAAGTTGTTCCAGACTACCCTAACCTTTACGCACTTTTATCGGAAAGTAATGGTAAGCTTACAACATCTGCGGGTTACCCAGATAGCTGGCAAGCAATAGAGAATTGCAGGAGCATTATTGCAAAGATTAATTTGCAAACAGGAGTTATGTCTTACATTGAGGTAAAGGGTCCGAGGAATAATACAAATTGCCATATTAGTGATATTTACGTCAGTGGGGATTCAGTATATGCAGTTGGGTACGACCATGCATCAGACCCAAATTTTGGGGAAATTGCTGTAAATAACCTTCATAGGGGATTCAAAGTACCTGCAAGGTTTGTTGTTGGAATGCTGTCATCAGGCGATGTGGTTATAGTAGGGGGACAAACCCAGAGACATTTTGTAGGAGTTGTAAAAAAGTATTCAAAAAACCTTGCTTTGCAGTTTTCAAGAAAAATTAGTTCTCCTCCTGTAATTGCAGAACCAAACGGATACGTTAATAATTTTACAACAGATGCTTTCTTTTTTAAAGCAATTCATATGCCGGGAGGTTATGCATACAACCCACTCGTGGAATTCATAAACGGTGGAAGTTTATATGAACCTAAAATTACTTTATTTAATGGAGCACTGTATGTGTTTTTCTCAAGCTCAAAAAACTATGCGAATATTGCTTATTATGGTGCATCTACAAATGGTGCGTGGCGACTAAGAGAGGAAATTCTTGTTAAGAAATTAAAACCCACAAACCTTACAGAATACGTTGGGGAAACTTCTGTAAGATCTTTAATGCAGCACGATATTGCAGCAGATCCATCATTAGACTGGAATTATAGATTCCAGTTGCATCCAACATCCCCCACACATTATGACTTTTTCAAAGGTTATCATCCGACAGTTAATAAAAGTGGATTTAGTCAGTATTCCGTTGTTGCAGATCCACAATTAAACGGCAACAACAAGATTAATTTTACCACGGGTTATTTTTGGAACTCTTTGCAAATTAATCCAACTATTAAAAGTGCATTTATGGCAAGGGATGGTGTCTTTGATTACCCATTAATTATGGGCGACCTTGAATCTACGACTGGGGACGATGATGGCAATGGAATGTTTGTAGGGCACTACGGGAAAAACGATTTGTACTCTATTATGTGCGGTACTGAGTTTGAAAATGGTAGGGTATCCACCACAGACATTACTGCATTCTCTGACCTAAATTCATTTCTTGCAAACTACTCCACACTACCTCTTGTGTATACAAGTTCGTCTTTCCCAACAACTGCATTCACTGTTACGGAAACACCTGTAGAAAACCTGCAAATGACTGAGGTTTGCAATGCCTAGGCCCTGTGCCTGTGACAATGTGATACCCAACAGCACTTGGGACTCCACACAGTGCCAACTGTGTTGGTATTACCACCACAACGACAGAGTTCGCAAAGCTTGGGATGAAGACACCAAGGTGGAACTGCCACCAGCAGGTGAGCAGGCTAAAAGCCTGATCACCAGTGCAGCAAAGTGGGCATTTGCAGGGTGCAAGAGGGTTCCACTAGAAGTGCAACAGCAGAGAATGCGCACATGCGTAGAGTGTGAGTTCCTAAAAGAGCAAAACAGGTGCGGTGTATGTGGCTGTTTTATAAAGACTAAAACTAGCTGGGTCACTGAGAAGTGTCCCATAGGTAAATGGAGTGCATATGAATCCACAGGAAATGCCACCGATTGAGTTGCTGGATGACATCCTTATTCCAGTGCGCATGATTATTGAACGCCTGTACTGGCAGGGATTCAGGGATGGTGCAGCATTGACAGGTTTAATCTTCTTTGTTGTTTTTATTTTGACCAATAGAGGAGTTACCAGATGAAAAAACTTGCAATACCTATTCTTCTAGTTGGTGTATTCATGGTGACGAAGGAAGTGATTCCAACACTTCCTTCGTTGGACATACTTTCCAAGGTGAGGGTTAAGTGCAAAGACTGCAATTGCGACCCTTGCAAATGCGATCCGTGCAAGGATGGGAAATGCCCAACCCCAAAACCTGCACCACCTGACAAACCCAAACCAAAAAGACCATGGGGTAATCCCGCCCAACCCTCAGTTGAGGGAATAACACTGGGTGGTAAGATTGCACCAAACAACTCACCAGTGCAAATTGATTTCCCACTATCGCAGCACATTTCAAACATTGGATCCCATGTGGATGGTGCAGGTATGTGCGTGATGAGCAGCATTGAAATGGCAGCACGCTGGCAAAATATTGAATCACTGCGAGGACTGCGAGACTGGTGTGCAAAACAACCCGGTGGTGGTTACCCAAGCAAGGTTGATCGACAATTGCAGGAGTACTTCAAAAAATTAGGACAAGGGTTTGACTACGTGCAATACGAGGGCACAGACCTGAGTTTGTTGAAGACTGCGCTACGCACGGGAAGGTTTCCTGCTGTGACATATGCAGGACGTGACAAGGTCAGGTACAGCGGAACCATTGCGCACATGGTGTGCCTGTGCCACTTAGACGACAGTGTTGCTGGTATATGGGACAACAATGGAACTCCGGGGGAAATCATTTGGATGAGCACTGAGGACTTTAAATCAAGGTGGACTGATGGTGGTACAGGATGGGCAGTCGTGTGGATTGCACCACCTCCGCCTCCACCACCAATAGGGGGTTAGTTATGAATTTATTAAGCATTCTTTTATTACTCTGCGGACAGGAGCAAATTCCTGATGAGGATCCAATTGCAGAGATGCGAAGGATAAGCAACTACGGTGTGGATCTTTCCAAGATTGAACGTGGCGAAAGGTACTTCTTCAATGGTGCGCAGGTTTCCAAGGGAACTGCAACACAGAAAGTTAGTGGAGTGCCTGACGATTCCACACATCTGCGGGTAACAATTATTGGTACTGAAGAGCAACGCAAAATTGTGCTCAACGATATCAAAATTAACCCTGAGTTTGAAATATTAAGAGATCACATTGTTGTACAGGATTACGCACCTGACCACTGGGCTGTGCAAGGTGTTGGGTTCCACACAGCAGGAACTCCAACCATCTACGTGCAGTTACCTAATGGGAAGGTGGTTCACAGACAGGACGACTATTCCGATGGTGCAGTTGGATTGGCTGGTGCACTAAGGAAGGCCGACCCCAACTACAGAAGGGACGGTGATCCAGATCTACGGCGTACTCTGCTGAGTACATCGTTGCTGTTCGGTGGTTTTATGATTTGTTTTGCACTTCTGGTTATTTTTAGGAGGGATAAAGATGAATTTTGATACCACCACACTTGTTACCGCTTTGGTGGGTGCGGTGTGCGGTTACCTCTTTGCGGAAAAGAGTAGGCCAGCAGATCATCCACTGATTGCACTTGTGCGACAGAGGCTCAAGGAAAGAGACAAACAGAGCAAGGAAGTAAATGTGGACGAAGAACTTAAAAAACTAATAGGGGGATAACCATGAATTTACTCAATGGGTATAAAACTTATCTTGCTGCTGCTGGGCTGTTTGGACTTGCACTTTATCAGTTTTCCCAAGGACAGGTTGAGCAGGCAGTGCAAAGCTTTCTGGGTGCACTTGCTGCTGTTGGCATTAGGAATGCACTAAAAAATGTTGCGTAAATTACAGGGGGAATCTAAAGATTCCCCCGGTATTTCTACTAGGCAGATCTATGACTGGGGTGATAAAATAGACCCTAGCCTACCCACACAATTTCCACCCGGATCCCCTGAGAAAATCAGGGTAATGCAAATAAGGGTGGAGTTGGGACTTCCATTGCACCACCCAGAGGATGCAAAGAATGAGCCAATACAAATTGGTGACTATGGACCAAAGCGGATCAGAGTGGCTGGAATGGAGAAGGCAGGGGGTTGGTGGTTCTGACAGTGCAGTAATCATGGGTTGCAATCCATGGTGCAAACCTTCCGAACTGCGCCAAAAGAAAGTTGGTGAAGCTCAGGAGGAGTACGAAAATGAGCGCATGGCGAGAGGTAAAAGACTTGAGCCAATTGTGCGCCAAATGTACGAAGAGCTAACCGGATTGCAAATGACCCCAGTGTGCGTTGAGCACATCCAGTTCCCATGGTTCCGTGCATCACTGGATGGACTATCCGAGTGCGGAAATGTAATTCTGGAAATCAAATGTCCCAATGATAGAGCACACAGTGAAGCTCTCCGTGGATGGGTTCCAAAGTACTACTATCCTCAACTGCAACACCAACTGGGTGTGACAGGTGCAAAGATAGCGCACTACGTGTCCTATTCAGATGCTCCAAAGTTCAAACCTCATGAAAGGATTTGCTTGGTGGAAATGCTTCCTAACACAGGGTACATCAAGGAGTTGATTGTAAGGGAGGCAGAATTTGTTCAATCTTGCAAAAATCAGACGGCTGGACCAATGTGATCTTGAATCTTACGACAAGCTCTTGGAGCAATTAGGACCTGTTTACACTAATTGCAAAGAGCGGGAAAACATATTGCGGGAGAGAAACTATGGTGGTTGCTCTCCCACTTTTGTCTGGTTGGAGGATGGAGTGCCAGTAGGTACTGCAACCCTGTATATACTGGATAAATTGCAATTTCGTTACC